AAAACACTTCTTATTGCGAGTATGATAATCGTATTGCTGTCCGCTATTATCGGGGCGATACTAACAAGGAGATAACATGAACCATCCGCAAGTTATCCATCCCCAAGAGTTATTGAAAAAAGAGAAGACTTTCAATGATAGGCTGGCTATATTTCTAGGAAACTCATTAGGATCAATGGGTTTTTTTTATGTATGCGTGCTTCTTGATCTTGCCGAGCTCCCTTCAGTTATCAAGGCTCATTCCGTTTTGGTATGGGTAACATATATAGCCCAGACAGTTATCCAGCTTATCGCGTTGCCGATCATCTCCACCCAGCAGAATATCCAGCAGGCTCAGGCAAACGCCAAAGCCGATACCGATCACAAAACATTAACCTATCTTGCCGTTATCCAGGACGAGCAGTTAAAGATATTAAAGGAAATACGGGAGAAACAATGATTAAAGACAGTATGGTTTTCGCGGTCGGTTTGGCATTCATGGTCTGCTGGCTGCTCATCGCGGTTTTCGCAGTTCCTTTGAACAAGTCCATCCTTGCCACTGCCATAATCTTCCTTATTCTTGGGCTTGTAGATTACACGCTTAACGGGCATACAAGGTAGTCATGTCCAGTTGGCTTGTCGGCTGTGATGTCAGTGAATATCAGGAGACTATTACCTGGTCCGAAATATCTCCCGGCGGTTACTTCAGCCTGGTTAAGATATCTGAAGGTACCAGCTACGTTGATCGCATGGCTGCCCAGAATGTACCGGGAGCCCGTTCCATCGCCGATCCCAATGGCTGGATAAACTTCTGGTATCATTTCGCCGACGGGTACGATCCTGTCGCCGAAGCCCAGCATTTCTTAGCGGTACTCAGCCAGTTCGGCGGGCTGCAGACATGGGAAGGATTGATGTACGACTTCGAGAAAAACGGTATCGCCGATCCCGGAACGTATACCAACACTTTCGAGGAATATGTTTTTAACCAGACAGGTGTACGTCCTTTGCTGTATTCCAACCGTTACCTCATGTCGCTTATCTATCAGGCGAATCCCAATGCCGGCAAGTTTCTGGCTGATCCTGACGATCCTCCGAGCACCAATGCCCAGTACCTCGGCAAGACCGTCCCTTACGAATATGTTATGCAGCAGTACGGTACCGGCAGCATGCCCGGCGTTCCCGTAGCCTGCGACATAGATTATTTCTTCGGGACGCTCAGCGAGCTCCGGGCCTATACCAAACAACCGACGCCCGTAGCTGTTCCCCAATCCACTTCCACGACCACAACGACAAGCACATCGACTACGACCGAAACGTCCACTACAACGCAGTCTACGAGCTCTACGACGTCATCCACGACCACAACGCTCCCTCCACCGGTTATCGGGCCAACGATGCCCTCTTATCCATCCATATGGGAAAAGGTCTGGGATTTTATCCTGAAAGTGCTGTACCGCCGTGGACTCTAGCAAGACCCAGCGGTCATTCATCTATGCGGTACGGGTAGGACTTATCGCCATGCTTGCCCAGATGGCTGCCAGTCCCCTGCCTTTTTCTCGGCAATCGGTTATCAGCGGAATCATATTCGGCATAGTGGCAATCCTGAACTTTACGAGCGCGGAAAAATAGTAATAAAAAAGACTCCTGATATCAGGAGTCTCTTCCGTATTCGCTGTTATCTAGGAAGCCGATGGAGGAGTAACGGTATACCCCTTTGATTCCAAGGCCTGCAGCAAAGCATCAAGCACTTCTTTTTCGAGGTTCGGTGCGTTTACGGCCGCGTTCAGCTTGGTCTCGAGCTCTTCCAGTTTGGCTTTTGCTTCTCCGTAGGCAGTCTTTACTTCTTCTAACATGGTACCCTTCCCATCTTTTACGATTATCTTAATTACTCTCTTATTTAATGTTGCTGCTTTTGAAACGTCAACCATCTTTCAGCTCTTTGTCAGTGAGGAATATTTCTTTTTCGGATACTCGAACTTTATGTCTTCATAGAAAAGCCGATATCGTATCACTAAAAGCTCCTTACCTATACATCCTCCGGCGGTTCCGGAAGCGGTTCGTCTTCCGGTTTCGTAGTTCCATCCCACCCGTTCGGATGCTTACTATAATCTTTTTCCGCGTTATGCTGATCCAGGAACTCCTTCCTTCCTTCCTTAGATTGAAGATGGTAATCAGCAAGGGTCATAATATGGCTGACGCCCTCCCCGCGCTGTACCTCATTCATAAGATCGATATCCCTACACGCTACCACGGCACCCGGTTTCAGTTCCGAGTTCGCCCGGGCAGGCACGATCTCATACTTGGTCTGCAGTTCTTCGCCTTCCCGGGTAACAAAAATATCGTATTGGGTAATATCTCCGTACTGAGGATTGGTAATAAGTTTCTTGAGTTTATCGTAGGTAGATCCCGATACATCGGACCATACCTGCGCCTTCTTTGCATCATGGTTCCAGATGACATATGCGAACCGGTTGGAGATATTTATTTCCCCGGTCTTTTTATTGGTATACGACCGTTGGTAGATTAAAGCATTGGAGCTGTTGCTGAAGATACGGATCTGGGCCGTATCGCCATCCTTCAGCTTAAAGTACTTGCCTTGTGGTGTTTCGACGCTGTTGTATATATCTGCTTCGCTATATTCTGCCATTGTCTTTTCCCTTTTCTATAGGCCTTACTATACAGTACATTAGTGTACGTGTATAGACGGTATGTATAATGGTTCATTCTTTTAATCTCCATAAGATACAGAGCCAGTATAAAAAGCATCCATCCCTGACTCCAAAGACTTCTCGCGAAGTACAGCGTGTCGGATAGTGTTTGTGTTAGGGAGGGAGCCACGGATATCCTTTCTTATTCTATTACAATGACAATAGCTATATTGATGCGGCATGCAATATCCATACTCGCAATTGTTTCTATTAGGACATTGTGCTTTGCACTGCATGTCTGTCTCCCCGTATAGTCGCATACAACTTTTCTATTTGTCCAGTATTTCCGTATTCAAAAGCTATTTTGTCCCCGCAATCACAAATCCGCAGCAGCATTGCCCGGTCCCCGGGCGTGCCCGTGTATTTTGGGTTATCTATACGGGTAAGTCTCATCAGGCCTATCTTACGATACCGGTGGACATGCGGTTTGATCATGCTAGGAAGTCGATGAACTATTACCATTAAATGTGCCGGTAGTCTGTGATGTAGACGTATTTGAGGTATTTACGGGCGTTATGGAAGCGGGGATGGTAGCTGATGCACCTTGCGTATTAGAACCGCTCGTAGCACTTCCTGATGTGCCAGAAGCGCCTTTTGAGGTGGTAGACGATCCTGTCTTTGAAGTATTCGATCCTTGGTTCGTACAAACGTTGCTATACGTATGGCACTTGTGATGGTAATACGATGCACAGGCATAGGTTATGCCTCCGAACATTCCCAGTCCGATTATGGTTGCTGTTACTTGATATAGTAGTTTACGCATTGTTGCTCCTTATTGATTATATATTAGCCTTTTTTCGGTTCTTTGGTATTTTGACCCTCTTCCTCCACCACCTCAAAGCTCACCCGTATCTTTACGTCGTTAGTGGTCGTCAGGATGAGGCTCTCTACATCAGCCTTTACAAGCTCCAACAACCCGTTTGCCAGTTCTTTGATATTAGGGCTAGGCGTGGGTAGGATCTTAATTATTGTAACTTCATATTGATCGGTTACGTCATGGAGAGGGTGTGAGCCGTCTTCGTTCTCATCATCGTGATCGTCATCATAAACAATATAGAGCCTTGAGAACTCGCCTTTACTGTTGAGGCGTAAGTAAAACTGCTCGTTGGCAACATCCCCGCGCTTGTCGAACTTGCTTAGTGGCTTGATTGTGACTTTATATTTATTCGTCATGGTTACTTCCCTCCATCCCGCGTTAGTTTGTTTTGGCTGGCTAGCAGCCGACTTAACATATCCAGATACTTACGATGCCGTCCCCAAACTTGTTTGCTTGTTTCTTCTCCATCAGCTATCTCGTATAAATCGCCAGTAACCTTATACAGCAAATCCCTCTCCCTCCGCTGGCACCACCGTTCGATGGCTTGCTTAAGCTTTTCTGTATTGTAATTGCCTGAGTCGCCATATTGATCGCTTCTAACTTCTAGCAGTAACTTATCTATCTCTCCATCTGCTATACTATGAGCATCAACTATGGTTGAGTGCTGCGACACACCTGAAACAGTCCTACGGGGCTGTTTTTGGTTGACATCGCTTTGGTTGATGTCAACGTCATTGGGGATTTTGGTGTCATTCATGACATCCCCAGCATCTTTCTATAAATTAATTCTTGGCAATGCAGACAGTTTGGATTCATGATTTCTCCCCTCTTATGCTAGATGGCTGGTGGGACTTCTTAGGTCTTTGCTGTTCTAGCTGTACTACGAGTCGTTTTAAATCCATACAGAGATCACTTAAATCTCGTCGTGTTTTATTGGTCAATATCCATCCCTTGCTCACTTCTCTACCTCTTCTTTCGGCTTGGGGGAGGGAAGAGACTCGGTAAGTATTACTTTTATGGATTGATAGTCATCATTCAAGATATCTATTGCTTGCCTGTCAGTTAGACCGAATTTATCTCTAAGCTCCCTCCCAAGTAGCTTAAAATCGCCTACTGTCTTCAGTTTTGCTCGTCGTGCCTGATAATCAACTATATCGGCCATAGTAATATTCCCCATTTTGTCCCTCCTTCATCTCAGACAGCTTTTCGTAGCACGCTTTAATGACTTTGGCGTCATGTAGGGCGTTGTGCTTTCGCTCATCACCCCATAGCTTATCGCTGAATTCCTCGCGGTTTACGTCAGGGTCTACGCTCTTAAGTTTCATCAGAGTGCATATATCGAAAGGTATGTAATAGATTTTCTTCGGTAACTTAAAAGCGTGACTCCATATGTTGTTAAACAGAACCCAGTCATAAGCCAGACAATCAGACCACATCTCTACCTTGTCATAAGGCTCTATGAAGCGTTCTATGTCAGTGCGTAGCCACTCGGTACTAACCGCTTGTTTACGGAATAAGTTTGATATTACGTTCCGCTCAATCCAATCATCAATCTGAGACTTATCGTAGTCTGTAAGCTCGGCATAAAATTCTCGGCCATCCTCTGCGACTATACCAATGCTAATCAAAGTAGTATTTTGATGTAACCCCGTGAACTCTGTATCGAAAAATAACTTCATAATTCCTCCTTAATTTGTGACAGCTTTTGGCGCTGTTGGGCTTTCAATTTATTCTCCGCTTCAATAGCTGCATAGTAAGCGGTCCCCATCCCGTCGCCGTAGATAGCCGCATTATCGGGCCCTATAACCTCCCTCTCCACTCTATCCAGTAATGCAGCGGGAACGTAAGAAGCAGCCAGTTTACTGATGGCCCTGTATAAGTCTCTCTTCTGGTATTTGTTTAGTTTGACGAACGACATCCCCTTGACTTCAGACTCCGGAAAGCCAAACGTTAGATTATCTACGAAATCTTTCAGTTCTTCCCCCACAGCAGCATGAGCCGTAAGCGGCTTAATAAGATGCTCAAACACTTCAGGGTCTACATCGACCAGGTGATGACGGGTATATTCGTGGTACCAGTTGTCTATGAAGTCGAGTAAGTTTAGGTCATAGGTTTTTATTGACGCCCCTAAAAACCTATCAGCCGGTGGCTGCCAGACTTCATAATCAGACTTCAGTGTCTGTGCCTCCTTCAAGACATTACCAAGTTCAGTTGTACCGGCTTGAGCTGAGTCCGGTGGTGAGAAACCAGCTTTTAACTGGTTTAGCTCATATCCAAGTTTACTTATACGATTAACAATGTCTATATCACTAACATTGGCTTGGCGGCAGTAACTTAAGCCGTCCAGTTCTGCTTTTAGCAACTTTTCCCTGATAGCCGGTGGTTGCGGGGTAGAAGCAAGCAATTCCAACGCCTCGTTAATGAAAAGTCTAGCTTCTGTTGGCGCTCTTTTACGCCATTGCTTTAATGAATAATAAGCGTTAAGCAAATCTATAAACTTTGATCGTAGCTCCTCCTGTTTACTAGCCATAGTTATTCCCCTATATAAAATAGAAACGCTATTACGTAAGATGCTAGCCCAACAAAGAAGAGTACCGCTGTAATCGTGGCTTCCGGCTTTGTAGCAACCAACGCTACGAAAGCTGCCGTACACATCAGACCTAGAACTAAAAATATCCTGGACATAGTTATTTTCCTTTCCTATACTGGCTGACTGACCACTTACAGTGCACTTAGCCTTGATTATCTTTCGGGTTGAAGGCACCAGTCTCAAAATGTTTTTTGCTTCTTTTAACGGCCGTTCAGCTGTCAAGATCACCTCCTTTCCTCACGAGTTAAAATACCTTGCTTGAAGAGTTCAATGGCGAGCTTGCAGAGGGCGTCTTCGGGGATGTCGGCTTGGAAATCTAGCTGTGAAACTTTATAGCCGCATAACCACAAATTACGCAAATGATTGGGCCGTAGCTGAATTGGAAAGTCTCTAACTTCTAGTGGCAGCTTTTGCAACAAGTAGCCGAGCTCATAAAGTGGGCAATCCTTAAAGCCACCCTCTTCGGCTGCCTGGATCTCATAGTCGTCGTATCCATCTGATAAGTGATGCTCGGTGCCATCCCATCCGCTCAGTTCATACAGCTCTCGGCACAGTCCTAAATTTGCAGTATTCATCTTTCCCCTTTCCTAGCTCTTTCTTGTAGTTCATCTGCTAATATCCTTTTGCACCAGGCTTTGACTAACTCAGGATTAAGATCGTATAAACTCTGCAACACACTTAGTAGTTTAGTATTAGTGTCCATGCTCATCCTTCCCCCTTCTCACTCTTACGGAGGGTAGCGCGTAACTCTGCCAAACGGCTAGGTATAGTCTTTTGGTAGCCTTCATCCGGCTCATACCATGCACCTATTTCGTCACCTACTTCACAGACAGTTACATGCTCCAGCTCATCTATCCTCGCTTCCAGTACTTCCGCCTCATGACTTGCAGCACTTGCAGGTGGATTTGTGCGGAGGGCTGTTAAGCGTAGCTTCTCATACCCTGCTGCGGCCTCTGGGTTGAACTGTTTTATGAAAATTACGGCTAGCTCAAGTTCTTCTTTTCTAGCTGCTTGTACTTCCGCTGTAATACGGGAGCGTTGGTTTAAGAGCAAGTCAACAAGTGCATCTATCGTCTTATCACTCGGTGCAAGCTCATACGTTTCCCAAGGAAAGAATGACTCAACCCACTTACTGCCTGATTTATCTTTAGTCCGCATCTGTATACGGAGCATGTTTTTAGTAGGTTTTAGGATTTCTAAGACCTTCTCTCGCATCTCTGCTGCTTCAGTGGGGGTCATGATTCTAATAACTTCTTTCTAATAGCTGCTTCTTTTCGGATAAGCTTATCGTTTTTGGCAGAAACAGTTTTGCAGTGTTCACAGGTACAGTTGTAATTATGGAGGTCACAGGAATGATCATAACCGAATGGCATCCCATCCGGGTTTATACCGGCCTCAATTTGTTTCTTCCTCCATTCAAGCTCACGGATATACGTTAACTGTTTTAGATGTTCAGTATTATTAGGTTCCCAAATAAACTTGAGAAAAGCATATACTCCGAAAAATACGATTACCAGCCAAACCAGTAAAAAGAATAAATGTGCACTCATATCTGTACCACTCCTATCTTTATTAAATACTCATTGAGATCAAGCGATCCCTTTTCCTTGTTGTGATGAGCGCATATAGGCCGCAGGTTAGTAAGGTCAGTACGCAGCTCAGGATGGCGGGCCCGGCTTTTGACATGGTCCAGCATTACATTTGTTTCAGTAAATACGGAAGCATGTTCAGGATCAACAATCCAGCAGATGTAACAAATATAATATTCATGCTTACCCAAAGGATGTTCCTTAATCCATTCAGCTCTTGTCTCTGACCATAATGCAGCCTGTTTCCCGGGCTTTAAGTATCCGGACCGTCTTTTCATGCCACTCCGAGCTCTACGCGGGCAGGAGAAGGCCGTATGACGGTCAGAGCCGCATTGTTTGCAGGGACGGGATTTAATCATGCAGCTTATTCCATAATTCTTTAATTAGTTTCATATCACAATACTACTTGCATACCTACGTACAGTCAAGTATAGTTATGTACATGAAAGTTATTGGTCCGACGGAGTTTAGAAAGAGGATAAGAGAGTATCTTGACCTGGTTATACAGGGAGAGGAGGTGATCATAGAACGTGCCGGCGTGCGCTTCAAAGTCGCCATGATACTGCCAAGGAAAAAACTATGAAGGCGTTCGCTGAAGGGTTCTTCAACAGTCAGAAGAACAGGACTGTCAGGTCCGTAACTGCCATAGGTCCGCGTATAATCCCAAAGAGTATGGCTTATCCGGAATCACTTATTATTTTCGATAACCCCTACGACTGCATGAGCTGCGAGCAATTGAAAAGCCTCTGTTATCTGCATGCGAAGATGAAAGAAAAGGGTATCCCCCCGATAAAATACCGGCCGTGGGACGTGTGGGCATCATGACTAAAATAACAGATATAGTAGGCGACTATCCCATCTAACCAAGTAGTCATATCGTAACCATACCATAAAAAGAAGGCGGCTCAGGAATATATCCTGGCCGCCTATCTCTGGGGTGTACAGAGGGATTCAAACCCTCGTCTCTAACGTTCTGGGTTATCGTGCTGATCACTGCACCATGCACACCATGATTATTACTATAGCATAAGAGAGAGCTCGAAAGCTCTCTCTTCCCCAGAACGCTGTTAACACTTGTTAGTGTAGTCACCATTGTTAAATGTGTCAAATCAAAAACGTACATTAATGTACTTATTGCATGGTATAATACTCCTGTCTACATTTTTCATAAGCACGCAGGAGCTTTTTTAATTCCTAACAACAAATGGGCAGCCATTGTACTAGTTAGGAATTTCTCCTGCTTGAAAGGTGTAGACAGCCGCAATGGCTGTCCATTTTTTTATTAAACAGGGGAAAATGCATGTTCGTAGATCCAGAAGGTAGCTCTAATGTAGCCCTTAATACGGAGCCTACTCAATATAAGTATGTCGCTATAGTCATAGGGCTAGCGATCATACTAATTGGACTTGGATATTGGTTTGTGTATCGTCCATATATGATTCGTCGAAAGTGCGCCGCTGTCGCTACGAATGTTGCTGACTACGGACATTCTTCCGAAATTGTTTCTCAATGGTTTGGTGAGAGTTATCAAGGAGATTATCAACTCTGTCTCAACTCCAGAGGGCTAGAGTGATACTACCGCAAGCTTTCCGAATATGTTTCAGTGGTAGGTGGAGGAGTGGCTGAGTGGTTGAAAGCAACGACCTCTTAAGTCGTAGAACTGCGCAAGTTCCGTGGGTTCGAATCCCATCTCTCTCCGCCAGTTAAATAAAGAATCCCCCATCACCATATGGGAGGGGGATTTAGTGGCCATCGGCCGTAGAACTGCGCAACTTTAGTGTAGCAGGATGATTTTGCCATGTCTACGTATCATAGGAGGCCAGCCCCCTCCTCCGCCAGTATTAAAATAGAACCCCTTGGAACATGAGGTTCTATTTGCTCTTGCTAAGATTCAATTTAACTGTATCAGGTTGTGAGAGTAGTTTCAAGACGCCCACGTATCACTGAACTGCTATACTACCTATATGGGAAAACGACTATTCAGAGAACTGATCAGGAAAGCCTCAAGGCCTTTTCCAGAAGAACAGGACCCACAGCTACACCCCGGTAGTTATAACGGAACACGAACTCGTCAATATAAGACTGCAAATACTTCGGTGAAACAGCGTGGTACGTCCCGTCCAAAGACCGCTTCAACTGGGACCAAAACCCCTCGATAGTATTGGTATGGGCTACTCCTCGTACATACTCCAGTTTCGAGTGATTCACGGTTGTGTGCGAATAGCCCTGCTTCGGTAGTGACTTATATGCTCTCCATTCGTCAGTATAGACATGGCTGTTCTTCAGCACGTCCATGCTTATCTCCTTGAGCAGTACACGGGCACCTGAACTCTGTACGTGCTTGGCTTTCACCATCCCGCCACGCTCCACGGTGCCGAATACAATGCTCTTGTTATCGAACTTCTGTTTCATCTTACGACGGCCACCGATATACGTTTCATCGCTCTCTACTTCACCACTAAGCTGGAATGAGCCTTGGCCCATCAACGAGCGCACCAACCGGCACATACGCCACGCAGTCTTGTAAGTGACACCCAACTCACGCTCGATAGTCTTGGCGGCCACGCCGTTTTTGTGTACGGAGAACTGGTATATGACGTAGAACCAATCATGCAACGGCGTGCTGGACTTACGGAAAATCGTACCAGCCAGCGGAAAGAGTTGGTAGCTGCACCACTCGCAAGCATAGCACTGCCGTCCTTTTACCCTGTAGAACTTAGCCTTGACCACCCCGCAGCTCGGGCAGCATTTCATGCGTCCGAAACGGTCTTGAAACACGGCTTCCAAACAAGCGTCGTCGTTCGGGAACTCTGCTTCAAACTGTTTCTTGGGGTATCTCATACCGAACATTCTAGCAAATATATACTTGTTAGTCAAGGAATTACTTAAGAGGTTAGATGTGTCCGTTTTAGACATAACTGGTAACCTGAATTAGAATAATAAGGAAGATAGGCCCCTTATGGTGATAGGGGCTTATTTCTTTTCCAGACAAGTGAGCTACCCTAATGCTCTGGTGTAAGTACTAGGACTCACTTGCCAAGGACTGCGGCTAATAAAAATGGCCGCACAGATTGTTAATCTATACGGCCGAAACATTCAGACCTGACTTCGTAGTAAGACGAGTTTACGTCATCAACTAAGCTGTTTTCAGTATACCAAAATGAGCTATTCAGCTGCTACTTGCTTCGTAGGGATAGTCGCCATATGCGCAAAGAGGCAAACAATGGTTATCAAATCCCATGGTCGCTGCCGGAAAGTTATGTATGCAGCTTCCAACAATTGGTTGGTAGTAATCAACCGCTGTACGAGCCTTCTAAGCCCCGCAAATTCAAAAGATGATACATCTACCATCTACAAATAAAAAAGAGCCCGGAAGGGCTCTTAATCAACCACACGGCATAAAGCTCACAACCCGAAGAACCGTATAACCCGTTCAGCGGTTGGCAATACCATCACGACAGTCAGCGTGAGCGCATATACCGATGTAAGCCATAACCGTACCTGCTGGCGCTTTACGATACTCCATAACGCTTCCATCGTGGGCATATCTTCTATAGCCAAAGGACGTTCCATAATCCGGGCCGTTTTTGTTACTGACATTGTTTTTACTCCTTATTTGTTTATGTATATACATACCCTCCAAGCTAGCAGTAACGCTAGCTCATTTCTATCACTGCCTTACCCCTGAAAAGCTGTATGAAGCGTCCCAGGTAGTAATCAGCCATACTGATCTCAACGGTCATATTACCCGCATTAGTATCGGCAATGGCGTAATAGTGTCCGTCACGTTTGTGTAAGAAGTAGTACGAAGTACTGACCAGTTCATACCATTTACGTGTTAACGACATCTGTTTCTCCTTGTTATTACTACCTTGGAGGGTGTGAATTCTTATGCGCTCGTTGCCAGCCAGCGGTATTAATTTAGTTATCTATAGTGTAACTAACGCTGTCTTGATCTTATTGATTAGACGTAATTTAAAGGCTCCTTCAGAGGTTTTAGCACCATCTATGTAACTGAGTACCGTATTATCGTATAACGCGTCTATGATGACATCCGCTTGGCTTCTAGTGAGTTCCAGAGTGATTCGCTTCATAGTTGTATCTCCGGAACCTGTACGTTTATCTTGTAACCAATAGCTTTGACGTTCTCTAGTACTGCGCGTGTAAGCGTTCGTGTACCGGCGATCCGTGCGAACAGCTTTGCTTTATCGCAGACCGGGTAAATAACCTCTGATCCGTAATTCTTGGTTACGCGTACTGTAATCTCATTCATATGATCCTCGATTTCTCGCTGACCGACAATGAACGCATAAGCTGAATTGTTAATCCCTAGAGAGCCGCTACATTGACGTGTAACTGAGGCTACTATTATTGGTAGCGGCTCTAAGGTGCCAGTAAGGTAAAGGTGGAGTTTACCTTACTATGGTATAGAGTATAACGTATAATGTATAGTATAGTCAAGTACTATTTATACATTATAATGTATAATGGTGTGTATAACTTATACTATACTCTATACATACTATCTATACCGTATAGTTATACTAGACTGTATAATGTACTGTATACCATATAACTGTCATGTATAAAGTCTAACGTATTGTATAATGTATACATGATATATATAATGTAGAGTATGCCACAAATAACTACATACATACGCAAAGACGACATGAGCCTATGGCTCGCATTACCAAACAAATCAGAAGCCATACATACCATGCTGCATAGCCTAAAAGGTCTTGAACCATCCATAACAGATGAAATCAACGCGCAGCAGTTCAATAAGGACGAAGAGTTGCATAATGAACATCTGGAAGTTCATAAGGCACTACACACAAAGATAGATACCCAAGACGAAATAGACCCTGAATTACCTCCAATACAAGAAAAAGCGGTAGATAGGTTTGAAACCGGAGAAATCAAAGGCAACAAAGCAATGAAGGACTTCCTGAAGAAGCCTACCATGACTACCGTAAAAGACGTCCATAAAGAACGGTTGGAACAGGTAACCGAGGTATTTGGTAAAGGTACCGAGGATGTTACCAAAGACGTGCTAGGAGATACGGCACCTGATCCCGATACCGTCGTGCAAAGCAGGAAAGGCGAAAAGAAGTGCTGCGAAGGTGAAGCCAAAGGCAAGTATTGCCAACACTGGCAATGGGATATGGAGAGAGGTGACAGATATACTAATCAATACTCTGGAAGAATCTCTTACGTCCCATTCGCGGGATAGTATACAATCAGGAATAGGCAACGCCACATAGTTTGCCTGGGAACTCGCAACACCCTGAGCAGTTGCGGCCATTTTGATATATACTAAAGACGTAGCAAGAGACCCTAAAGAATCACCACAAATGTAATGTTTCAATTGGTTAGGAATACTACAGAGGTGATTTTTTAGTTGCAGCTAAAAGATATATACTATTCACATGCCCAAGAAGACACGCAAAGCAACATATAATAAACAGTTTACTGTACGGGAAGCTAAGTTTATCGAGGGCATCAAGCAAGGATTAAGCCAAACCAAAGCCGCGCAGTACGCAGGCTATAACAAATCCTCAGCTCCCAAGTTCGGTATGTTACTGATGCGTAGGCCACATATACGTAAGGCACTGGGCATCATGTTGGATCAGGTCGGTGTTACATTCTCTAAGATCGCTCAAGTAGTCGTGGAGGGTTTAGAGGCAGAGAAAACGGTATATATCGGGCGTGGTGAGAATATGAAGCAAATAACCGTTACAGATCACGGTACGCGCTTGAAAGCTGCTGCTCTCGCTTTGAAACTATTGGATTACGAAGCCGAGCTCAAAGATATATTCAGCACCGAAGGCAGAACTTTGCCTGAAACCAAGCCAGTTAAGAATAATAATGATGAACCACTTCCGATTAACATTAAGCGTAACAAGCTTGTCAATGTTGATGAAGCCGAGCTCATAAAGATAGCATTTCCGGTAGAAGCTCAGGAGCTTGTCGGCGATCCAGTGCCTTAGATTCTCGAACAGGTTTTTGTTTTCCGTCCATCCAGTTTTGCACTTTTACGAATATACGTATTCTGACGCACGTACAGCCATTCTAAGACGTTTAAATCCAAAAGATGAGTATATATACGTCTCGTTTCAAAACGTAACGTCGTACAATAGACATTTTACGTCCTTATTATGACATGTCGTATCTGTTAATAACGTACGTTTGTCAAACCATATATACATACACTACATATAGCGTTTGCAATGGCAAGCAAATCGCGCGACAGTGCGACCAACTTGCCCATGTCAATATTGTTATATTCCTTATTTGTGTTTACCTGTTTGAGTGTATAGCAACCGGTTTGCCACAGACTGTGTTATCTATATATTAATCAATGTAGCCCGCTATATTCCCCAGAAAAAAATTCTTCGTACCCGTAAACAAAAAAAGGGTATGTTCGTATTTTGTTCAGTATACTCTTATGTTTATCCTGAAAATACCGACCGAATTATTTTATGGCATGATCCCGCTCTCCTACTACTTATTTAGGCTAGGTTAGGACGGTTGTATGAACTACCCGTAGGACGTAGCAGGCATGGGACTATGTACTCTTCAGTCGTAGTCAGGTGTGGTTCCTTCTACACCATGCTTGCTTTGTTACCCGAAAGGCAGAGTAAGAGCGGGATCATGCGTTTAGCCAGGTGATCCCTCGGCCTGTCTGCCTTCCCTCCATGGAGCTTTTTACTGGACTCCGGACCAGGTTCGGATAGTTATTTGTAGTAGACACAGAACCAAAAAAGCCCAAGCGGAGCCTGGGACTAGTTTGGATGTACGACATTTCCATTGTGGCATAGTTTTCTGTGTATTTCAAGTCGTACATAGAAATTATCTTAACATGAATGATCAGCAATGCTATAGTAAATCTTGGTTGTTCTATGAACGATTCTGAAATATATCTGTTCTGGCTAGGGTTTAAAGACTGGTTTATGACTCGTATGAGAAGGCGGTATTCGTATGCCCGGCTTCGTTTCGTTATTATGCATCCCGATGGTATCTGCGCCATATGCGGAGGATATATACCCCGCAGGGAAAGGACGGTAGACCATATTATTCCTAAGTCGGTTTGTATCGAGATAGGACTTGCGGGTCTTATCTATGATCCCCGCAACTTCCAGTTGGCCCATAGTATCTGTAATAAGGTTCGTGCTACGGATATGAGTATGCTGCCTGCTTCTATTGTCAAGGAAATACAGCGCAGAAAGAGTCTGTTACAGGATGTCCAGGCATAAGAGAAGGCGCGTATGTGTCGTTAAAGGGTGCGGTACGGTATGGGTTACGGAGTACGATGATACTGAGTCATGGGTCGACCGTATCATGTGTCCCCGCTGCCGTCCTAAGATAACATAAGCATTGACACACCCTTTTCGATTCTCTATTATTACGCTTATGGCAGGAACGAAAGCAGGAGGCCTCAAGGCTGCCTCCACCAACAAGAGAAAGTTTGGTCCGGATTTTTATAGGATCGTAGGGGCTGAGGGCGGTAAGGCAGGGCATAGCGGCGGATTCGCTACGGATAAGGTAGGCGCTGATGGTCTTACGGGCCCGGAGCGGGCCAGCAAGTACGGAGCCATAGGGGGCTCTATCTCCCGTAAGCGGAAGAAAGGCGAAGAACATGTCACAGTGGGAGCGGGCGACCGACAAACAGCGGAATCTTATCCGTCTTCTGGAGAATGAGCTGGATCCACCGGTCCGGCTTTCTTCCACGACGCTGGCATGGATGAGTAAGCGGGAAGCTTCGGATCTTATTATCCGGATGAACAAGTATAAAGCGCTGTTGCAGAAAGATAAGCAGATAGCATTATTATGAAATACCAGGATCCTCATTTTGATAAGCAGCGGTATTGGACGCTCCGGGATACCGCGCATAAGGTTCAGGGATATACCAATCTTATGAAGCATTCCAGGGAGAAGATTCGTACTGTTTACGAAGATACTTCGTTCGAACACCAGTCTATAACCAAGAAAGCGCTCCTCAAAGACACTAAAGCCCGCAGGGCCTTGTTAGGTGATATAGTGGGGATATGGATCCCGTCTTAGAGAAGATCGCCCAGCGTTGCCGGTGGGATTTGTTTTTTCTCTGCAAGGAGATATTGGATTACCAGCAGATGGAACCGCATGTCCACCAGGATATGTGTACGTATGCCGAAGCGTTATATGAGGCGCATCCTGACGGGTACATGTCGCCTCCGGAAAAGGATGGCAAGGAGCTTGAGGACCAGTTCCACGTCCAGAATAAGAACCTGCTGCTGCTGATGCCCCGGGGGACGTTCAAGACGTCCGTCATTACCGTGGGGTTTTCTTTGCAGAATTTTCTTAATGATCCCAATATACGTATCCTTTTGGATTCGGAGACCATAACCAAGACTACGGGCTTCCTGCGGGAGATCAAGGGGCATTGCGAGGGGAATCCGAAGTACCGGGAAGTGTTCAAGACGATCCATGGGATGTATCCGAACGAGGGCAAGAAGAGTGAACTGCTATGGAAAGACAATATGCTGAATCTTGCTTGCCGTACCAAGCGGCGCAAGGAACCGAGCATCATGTGTTCGGGAGTCGATAAGTCCATTAACGGGTTTCACTTCGATCTTATTATTTCCGATGACCTGCATAGCGAGAAGAATGTTACCAATGCCGATCAGATAGAACAGGTCAAAGAGCACTGGCGGCTGAGCTTCTCGCTCCTTGACCCGGGCAAGCCGAGTATTGTTATCGGGACCAGGTGGGACTATGACGATCTGTATCAGCATATCCTGGACAATGAGCGGGACCACTTCAATATCCTTATAAGGAGGGCTGAGGAAAAGGACGGTACGCTGCTGTTTCCCGAAGTGCTGACCAAAGAGTTCCTGGAGAGCCAAAAGCGCCGGCAGGGGGCACGGATTTATGCTGCGCAGTATCTTAATGAACCGGTTGATGACGAGACGGCCACCTTCCGGCATAAGTACTTCAAGTACGTGGATATGAAGGCGATCCAGGATCGGCCTATAAACTGGTACTTGTCCATCGATCCCAGTTACGAGGGGGAATATTCGGATTGGGCGGCGCTTGTTGTGGCTGGGATGGATTACCAGCAGGAGTTATATGTGCGGCATATTACTCGGGCTAAGATGAAGTACTCGGAGATCATTACCGAAGTGTTCCGGTTATACAATCTCTTTATGCCTAAGATGGTTATCTTAGAGACGGTCGGGCAGCAGAAGAGTATTAAGTATGAACTGGATAACCAGATGCGGGCCCGGAGCGCGTGGCTGCCGATGAAAGAGCTGAGCGGTATTCGCAAGAACAAGGAGGAGCGGATCAGGGGATTGGCGCCGTATTATGAGTTCGGGCATGTCTGGCATGTGAAAGGGTGTCCGAACATAGATATGCTGGAATCCGAGCTGGTGCGTTTCCCCCGCTCCAAGTATGATGATGTCTGCGATAGCTTCGCCAATATCCTGGAATTCGCCCAGGCTCCCAGCCCGCTGACCAAGGTCAGCCAACGACGTGACCGCTATGCCGATGATCTCCCGCAGCAGCGCAGGAGTTTGTATAAGCCGACGAGTTCGATTACGGGATACTGATATATACTGATCTCAGTACTTTAACATTCACGGCCAAGTTCAGTTTAGAAAGGTTTAGTTATGAAAGAAGAGAATAAAGATAGATCTCTACAACAGGAGACTGAGGATTTAATCGGCTGCAATGATCCGATCATAGCCAATGCTCCTGACTCTGCTAGCCCTAAGTTAAAGCTAGCAGTCAAGCTTAGTGAAATGAGTAATGCGAATAACCAACATCTTGTTGGTGTACTCTGTACGCTCATTGAAGCGTCCGCGATTAATGAGAATCAATTGAAGGCGCTCAAAGACCTGGTACGCCGCGAGCTCTATAATAGCGCCCGAGACAGGGTAGAGCTTATACACTCTATCGTTAATCGAGCGAAAGTCGAGAGTTTCCGGCAGCATCCTACCCTAGAAGAACAATCGCTGCAACCTCACATGGATACCTACGTTTTTGACGGTGAATAAATAATAACCACTTGGCCGTGGTTGTTATAGTATTGATATGTCCAGTCCCAGGCAAACCAATAAGAAGCTGCAGGAATTACAGGACCTTATAGACGATCTCAGCTTGGGAGAAGTATTTTTCTTTGATGTCGATGGGTATCCGGATAGTCTGACGCCGCTTGGGATGTTTGTGGTCAAGCTGGAGCATATTATCCAGCGGGATGATGAGGCGGTTAGTATAGTTACGAAGCTGCTCGGGCAGTGACACTATTCATAGAGGCTTCCAGCATCTATCTTAGATGTATATGGGAACGATTCCTCAAGCCGACAATACCGGGTATACCGATCCGACGAAGATAGAGACATATGTTAATTATCCGTTGCCGACGAATAACGCGGCCAATGGGGAAGTCAGCTACAAGCCGGCCAACAAACAGGAACGAGAAGTGCGCCGGCAGTGCTATACCCGCTACTACCAGATGCGGGATAATGACTGGCGGACTGAAGCCGAGCGGGAATGGGAGATGGCGGACAAAGAGTATAACCTCTGGATGTCCGACGAAGCGTTGTCTTCGATGACTACTCAAAGCAATGGTAGTTCCAGTACGTATAACTTCAGTTATCCGACGCAGAACATAGCGGATCCGGATGAGACCCGCTCGCGTATTAAGCTGCCGGATGCGTTTGCGGCGATCCAGAGTCATATGCAGGAGACGATTAATCGCAAGTCGCGGCCGACGCTTACCGGTACCAATTCATCCGATGAGCCGATCCAGGAATTCGGGAATGACGTGTTGAACTACAATATGAACAACACGAATTTTGACTACCAGTGGTTTATAGGGGGACTGGCGACGGCTATCCGGGGGACTGGCGTGTACCGGGACTATTACCGGCTGGAGAAGCGCTGGGTAAAAGACCTTGATGGTGCTGACGAAGACGGTAACCTGACGTTCAAAGAACGCGAGATTACCGATTTTGATGATGATTATACCGAGTGGATACCGAATGAATATGCTTATTTCGATGAGAAGGCCCGGGATATAGAGTATGCCGACGACTGGGTGTACCGCGAGATCATAAACATGCGGGATTTCCAGATCAAGTACGGCAAGAAGCGGAATTTTATTAATCAGGAGTACGTCCGGAGAGGCGGTGAGACCACTACGCGGAGTTTCTTCAAGCTGCCAAAGGACATTACCGGCAATGACGTGGAGATTCTGCATTATGAGAACCGCATGCTGGACTGTTATTGGGTGGTTGCCAACAACGTGGTGATCCATTACGGGCCGCTGGAGACCAAACATAAGGAATTATCCTGTGCGGTACGGCGCTATTATCGGGTTCCGGGACGGTTCTGGGGTATGGGGATACCCCGGATCATGCATATGCTGGCCGAAGAGCGCAACACGACGCGGAATATGAACATGGACCGCCAGCACGGGCAGATAAACCAGATGTTTTTGCATAACAATATGTACGATATCGACGAGAACGACACGCTCTGGCGTCCCGGCGGAATCATTTCCGTCGATACCAACGGGTTGCCGCTTAACCAGGCTATCCAGCCCCTGGTAATCCCGGATGTCGGGCCCAGTTACTTCAAGCTGGACCAGATTAACCTCCAGGATATGGGTCGGGCGATCGGTATTGATCTTGACCGGGAGGTACAGCCCAGCGCCACGGCCACGGCTGAAGCCATCAAGCAGGAAAACTACCTTAAACGTATCGTTATGATAGCTACCCTGGACGAAATGGAGACGATTATACGCATCGGACGGCTGAAGTGGAGTAATATATGCTTTTTCTACCCGCTGGGCCGTATGGATGCCGTACATGAGGACCAGGAAGAGAAACAGCAGCAGGTTTTCAAGACGATCACCGTCCAGGGACGGAAATACCAGATAAAGAATATCAACGGGACGCCTTCGTTGAATGTTGAGAACGTTACCGGGGCCAGTAGTCTCGAGATCAACAAGAAAATGGCTAAATATATGGAGCCCAGTCTTGATGTCACGGTCGATGCCACGCAGTTCACGCCGGTATCCCGGACGGTGCAGCAGACTAAAGTTACGGAGCTGTATTCTTTGTTTATAGGCAACCCGAATACCGCCGCATTGATGGATGTCGGCAAGAGTATGGCGAGAGTATTGAACGTCAACGATGAGAAACCGAGCGACTGGCTTGCCGGATTCAACCAGGATCCGGGCACGGCTATGCTGTTGGCCGAAAAAGAGAACCAGGTGATGTTCGCGGGCCAGCCCTTGGGTCCGACGCCGGGGGCGACCGAGGAACATACGCTTGTCCACCTGATGTTTACCAATTCCCAGCAGTACCATGCTCTCGTAGATAATCCCAATGATCCGAAAGCAGCGGTGATAAAGCAGATTTTCGCCGAGCATATTATGGGGGAGCATGAGGCTAACCCGGCCACCAATTCCGCAGCTCAGGCGATGAGCGCCAACGGGCTTGGGGGGAATGGAACGCCCGGTAACCCTCCGGGTAATCCCGCCATGCAATCGAATAACGCCCAGACACCGGCCGGGGGCTCGGCCAAGGCTACGCCTGCGGGACAGATCGGGCAGTTACCCAACCTGCCGGCCGTGGGGCTTACGCCGAACCCGCAGAACCAGCCACAGGCCCAGGCGGCGGATATCCAGGCTACGAATCTCAGCAAACCGGTAAGGACTGGTGTATAGTCTTGGGGAAAGAGATACTTTACATATGAGCGTCAAGCATTCTACTCTTATGAAAGGACTTACCGCCAAAGACCGGCAAGCCCTCGCCGTTTTACATGACTACCCTGAATACCGGGCACTGAAGAAGTGGTCGGAGCTGAAGGCGAACCAGATTACCAATCAGTTGGTGAATATTAACATGGGGGTGCCTGGAGCGACTGAACAGGTCGCGATGCTTCAGGGGCAGGTATTGGCTCATGGCAATATGCTCAAAGAAGTGGACAAGATAGCAAAGCATACCGCTGCCGATGATTGATATATGGCATAGTTCTGTGCCTATGCTATATACCAGCAATCGACTGGCGTTCCAGGGAAAAAATCCGGGAACGTAACCAGGGAAAAAATCCCGACGACCCAGAGGAGTTTAGAACATGGCACAAAAACTTTCCGACAAGCAGAAAGTCGCACAAATCTTAGGCGAAGTAGAGGATAAAGATCCAGCCGAAAAGCCTGAAGAGGAGGAAGACCCGAGCAAAGAGAAGGAAGTCAATACGCCAGAGGCCGAGGAACAAGAAGAAGCTGAGGAAGACCCGGAAAAACCGGCTGAATCCGAAGAAGAATCCGAGACCGAAGCCGGTCCTTTAACAAAGCAATTCCCTAATCTTAAAGGTGAAACCCTGGAAGAGTACAATAAGTCGCTCGAAGCGGCGTATGACAACTCGTTCAAGGAAGCCTTGCGTATGGCGCAGGAGCTGAAAGACAACGCCGCCGTTGTGGCGCAGGCCAGAGATATAGTGGCGAAAGCCGCTGCAGCCCCGTCCGAAGGAGCTCCCCAGACTCCTGCTCTCAACCTGAGTACTACCGCTGACGAACCGGATTGGATGGCCAGGGCCAGAGAACTTGACCGGGAGCAGATGACGGCTTCCTTCGAACCGTTCAAACAGCGTTATCCGCAGGTGCTGGAACCGGACAACTTCAAGAAGTTCACTGCCGCCAGCGACGGGGTCAACCAGACATTGAGCGCGGCCTTGGGACGCAAGCCGAAGTGGTCTGAATTATTTGACGGAGTGGCCGGCGTACTCGGCTGGCAGCCGCTCAAAGATACCAGTAAGCGTGACAACGCGATCAAAGAAAACGCCGCCGGCACCAGGGCCAAGGGCAGCGTTACGCCCGCGCCGGTCAAAAAGTCCAAAGTATCTGATGCTCAGGTAGATGCCTATATGAAGATGTTCACCTCTAAGACTAGGGAAGAAGCTATTAAAGACCTGTCCGAAGTCGTCGGATAATCGAATAAACTCCTTGCTTACTAAATCTTAAGCTAAGGACAGTATCATGGCTCAAACAATTTCAGTGTTCCAGTACTCTGCTCCCTTTGGGCGGATGGATGGGCACACCGCTTTTGCTACCAAGGAATACCCGGTAGCCAACGGCGTGACGGTTACCAATGGGGATTTCGTGTACTTCAGCAGCGGTACGGTGACTAACGCCTCCGTTAACGGAGCGCGTCTCGTCGGTATGGCGCAGGGTACGGTAGTCGGCAACTCGAGCGGCACCAATACGGTGCTCGTGATCGTCGATCCGTTCATGCGGTATCTGATGAAGTCTACGACTTCCCTGACCATAAGCAACAACACCAACAGCAATATCGGTCAGTACTTCGATATTACCGGAGCGACCGGCGCCCAGACGGTCAGCAACACGGGGACGACTCTCGGAGCGTTCCTGCTGCTCGACGTACCCGGTACGACCACTTTCCCGAACACCGGCCTTAACATTCCTTCGAGTACCACGGTCGGTCTCTTCGTATTAGTAAACAGCTTCGTTAACCCCTATGTCGCTTCTTAGGGAATAGGATAGAGAGGAAATAAGATATGAGCTCACTTCGACCAGACTGGCCGGATATCCTGGACCCGGCATATAGGAAGATTTACGGTGATGAGATCCGTCAGCTTCCG